ATAAATGGCGCATTCGGTCTTCGTCCCGTCGGTAAGGTGGGTCAGAATACCAACAGCACTGGTGCAACTGAGTACCGCATTGCTGCGGCAAACACGAACGCGATCTATCAAGGTTCTCCTGTAATCCCTCTTGCGGCTGGTGTTATCGACATCGTTGGCGCAGCGGCGGGTGGTTCAGTAGGTCTTTTGGGCGTGTTCGCTGGTTGCGAGTATGTGTCCTCTACCACTGGTGAGACTATCTTTTCCAACAACTGGCCTGGTTCAGGTGCAGACTCAAACTTCCCTGTAAAGGCGTTCGTCTACGACGACCCAATGCAGCAGTTTGTGATTGCAACATCCAACGTCGTTGCTGGTGCTGACACAGAAGCAGAAGTACGCGCGGCAATCTTTGCCAACGCAAACTTCGCTGATGGTGACGCAGGTGTAACAGCGACAGGTTTGTCTTCGGCAACCTTGGACCTGAACACTATTGCTGACACAGCTGCTCTGCAGTTGCGTATCATGGGTATCCAAGAGGATCCTGAGAACGCAGACTTCACTGTTGCTGGCATTCCTGTAATTGTTCGACTGAACAACCACTTCAACTCCGCCAATGGTGGTATTGCAGCTGGTACTCCGTCGACCACTGGCGTTTAAGGAGGGCTGAAACATGGCTATTTCACGCGCACAACTCGCGAAAGAGCTGGAGCCGGGTCTTAACGCCCTCTTCGGCATGGAGTACGGTCGCTACGAGAACCAGCACTCCGAAATCTACACCACAGAGTCATCTGATCGTGCATTTGAGGAGGAGGTCATGCTGTCCGGTTTCGGATCTGCGCCGACCAAATCTGAAGGTTCTGCGATCAACTTCGACGATGCAGGTGAAGCGTACACTGCCCGCTACAACCACGAGACGGTTGCACTGGCGTTCTCGCTCACTGAAGAAGCGATTGAGGACAACCTCTACGATCGCCTCGGCTCGCGCTACACGCGTGCGCTGGCTCGCTCGATGGCTCACTCCAAGCAGGTTAAAGCTGCTGCCGTGCTGAACAACGCGTTCACTGCGGGCGCAACTGCTGGTGGTGACGGTAAAGCTCTCTGTGCAACTGACCACCCGTTGTCAAACGGTGGCACATTTGCAAACGAGCCAAGCGTTGCTGCTGACCTGAACGAGACGTCTTTGGAAGATGCGTTGATCAACATCGCAGGTTTCGTAGACGAGCGTGGTCTTAAAGTTGCTCTTCGCGGCATGAAACTCATCATCCCACGTCAGCTGCAATTCGTTGCAGAGCGTCTGATGGTTTCGAACCTCCGTGTTGGCACTGCAGACAACGATGTAAACGCCATCCGCTCCATGGGCATGTTGCCTGACGGTTACGCCGTCAACGACTTCCTGACGGACCCAGATGCGTTCTTCATCAAAACAGACGCGCCTCGTGGCTTTGTGCACTTTGAGCGCACGCCACTGTCGACCGGCATGGAAGCCGACTTCGACACAGGCAACATGCGCTTCAAAGCGCGTGAGCGTTACAGCTTTGGCTTCTCCGATCCGCGTGCGGTATTCGGTTCGCCAGGCGCTGCCTAAACCCAATCCTCCCTTGGGTTTATCGACTGGGGCGGTCTTCGGATCGCCCCTTTCTTTTTGGCTTCTTCTCATGTATGGTTTGGGTATCCCTGACAGCGGCATGGTGCCGCTGACACTTACCCCGACAGGAGATCTTCATGGGTACTACAACTTTTTCTGGACCAGTGGTTTCAAACAACGGTTTCACCGGTGATATTACTGGTGATGTTACAGGTGCAGTTACTGCAACAACCGTAACAGCTACAGGCACTCTCACAGCTACAGCTACAGACAACGTGTTCGTTGTTCCTACGTCCGATCCGGGTGTTGCTGGCGCATTGTGGAATGACGGCGGAACGCTTTCTGTCTCCGCAGGTTAAGGAGATAGATCATGGCCGGTTCTGACGTAAAAGCCAAATTCATCGAGGCGGACACAACTGCCGCTGACGCTGATGGGGTTTGTCAATCGCAAACGCCAGCAGCTGGCGGTGAGCAAAGCCTCACCATCAATGGCGCTGAGTCATCCGGTGGCGTAGCTTCCTTTACTGCAGCTCGTTTTGTCACCATTACATCTGCTGGCACTGACGATGGTCGTACGTTTACGGTCACTGGTACTGACGTAAACGGGAACGCACAGACGGAAACAATCACAGGGCCAGACACCACCACGGTGACTGGCACTTTGTACTTCCGCACTGTGACTGAAGTTACGGTGGATGATGACACCGCCGGTGCTATCACCGTTGGCATGTCGAATGATGCATTGGATGTGATCTTTGCAGAGCGTGCTCGTTTAAAAGGCGCTTTCATCGTAAACTCTTCCACGGCGGGCGTTGTCACCTTTTCAAACGGCAGCGCCACAGGCATTGTTAAGTTGAAGCTTGGCACTGTTGCTTCTGCGACAGCAGAGCGAGACGTTACCATTCCTGATGAGGGTGTACTGTTTGAGAATGGTTGTTTCCTGCCGTACACGGCAGGCACCACTGTGTTCACGAACATCACTGCTTTTCACGCGTGAGTTAAAGCATGGCTTATGAGATCCGCTCCATATCACAGGTCGGAACATCTGAGCCCTTTGAGCTTCAGATGGCCAGGGGTCAAATCCCTGGCCATCAGTTTGTGCATCGCATGGCCCGTGTTCCACAGATGTCTAATAACGAGACAGGAACACTGTGGGATGTAAACGATACCGTGTACCCATGGAGTGCGTGGGACACTGCAGGCGTGGTTTCAATCGCTCGTGCTAGTACGTCAGATGCAGATAAAGATGTCATCCTTGTAGGGTTAGACGCTGACTACAACGAGTTCACCGAAACGGTCACCCTTACAGACGCATCTGGAAACACCTCTACAAACTCGTTTAAGCGCATTGAGTCTGTTCGAATGAATGGCACCTCTGTGAATGTGGGCGACGTAACAGTCACCAAAGGTGGTACTGTTGTAGCGAAGGTCAATGCGGGTGTAGGTCAAAGCTTGATGGGCATTTACACTGTACCCGCGGGCTACACTGCTTTTCTGCATCAAGGCGTGATGACGATCGAGACGGGCGGGGACGCTACCGGAACTTTTTACTACCGCGTTCCGGGGGATAGGTTTTTGATAGGCCACACGTTTGAGGTGGCAAGTTCCGAGTATCACTATGGGTTCACCTGCCCCTTTGCTGTCCCAGAAAAGTCAGATCTTGACGTACGTGCTTCCGTACGTACCAACAACTCTATTGTTACGTCGGCCTACGATTTGACGCTGATTAAGAACGGAGGTCCTCTCTGATGGCCAAGGTCGATAAGGATAAAATGAAGTGCAACAAGCCTCGCCGCCAGAAGTCTGGTGGTAAGAAGTTTGTTGTGAAAGCGTGTGACAAGGGCAAGGAAAAGATTGTCCGGTTTGGCGATGCCAACATGACAATCAAGAAATCAAACCCTGAGCGCCGTAAGTCTTTCCGAGCACGTCACGGTTGTGACAAGGGGACTCTTGATAAACTAAAGGCCAAGTATTGGTCCTGCAAAATGTGGTGATTTGAATGAGCAATGTCCAGATAACCGCCGAAGAACTTGAAGCGATGCTAGACCGCGCTGCCAAGCGAGGTGCGACAGCCGCGCTCCAAGAGCTGGGTCTTCACGACGAGAGCGCCCCGAAGGATCTGGATGAGCTGCGTGGCCTGCTCGCGGCCTGGCGGGACACTCGGAAAGCGATGTGGCAGACGATTGTTCGCATAGCGACGGGTAGCATCTTGTTGTTTATCGCTGGCGCTGTTTGGATGTCGTTCAAGAGCAACGTAGGGAACTGACGTGAATAGGTCGAGCATCCCGTTTCAGATTACTAGGCCACCGGAGGGGAAGTCCAATGGCAGAAAAAACCAAAAAGGACGCGTGTTACCACAAGGTAAAAGCCCGGTACAAAGTGTGGCCGAGCGCGTACGCAAGCGGAGCACTGTCCAAGTGCCGCAAGGTCGGGGCAAAAAACTGGGGCGAATCTTCTAATAAAGCCGATGGCGGTATGGTTACGGCTGTCGACAACCCGAAACGCCCGGCACGTAACAGATATAAAAACGGCGGCATGATTGCCTCTGGCTGTGGCTGCGTTCAGGAGAACCGCCGCAAGAGTACGAGGACGTTCTGATGGCTAAGGAGAACTCTCTACGCAAATGGTTTGCTCAGAACGACGGTAAGGGTTGGGTCGATTGTAAGACTGGCAAACCTTGTGGTCGTCAAAAGGGCGAGAAGCGTAAAGGCTATCCTGCTTGCCGTCCGACAATGGCGCAGTGTACGTCGGCTGCGAAAAAGAAAAAGTCATCTAAACGCATTAGCTGGAAGAACAAGAAGGCTAACGGCGGGATGGTGAGAGTGTTTTGATCCGAGAGTGGGCAGAAGAGCTGGCTAAACCTAGCGAGCACAACAACGGTGTGCCTGCATGTCCTTTTGCTCTTCCTGCTATTGAGGCGGGCGAGGTTAAGACTGTAGCTTCTAACGATCTTTGGACGGATGCTCTTGCTGAAATCGCATCTTTCTCTGAGAACGAGTACAAGGTGGTGATGATCTTTGACTCGGATTACTCCGGAAGCTACGAGGACCTTGAGCAGGAGTGCATGATGCTGAACAACTTCTTTGCTGTTGCAGGCAAGGACCTCTGGTTGTTGGCGTATCGTCAGGATCAAGCTATAGTGTTTATACAGCAGTGCTCTGAGCTAGAGAAAGCGGCTGCAAAGTTAGATAAACTCGGTTATTATGACAACTACGATAGTGTAAGCTATCATGCGCACATTGATGGCCGCCAATACAGGAGTACTGAACATGCCAGGTAAGAAAAAAAGTTTCCCTGACCTTAACAATGACGGGAAAGTGACGCAGGCTGATGTCCTTAAAGGACGTGGCGCAGAGGGTTTTATGCGCGGCGGCACGGTTAAAATGATGCGCGGAGGTCCCGTCAAGATGATGCGAGGCGGCTCTGTAAAAGGCTACAAGGATGGTGGCTGTGTCATGGGTAACCGCGGCGTACGCGATACAAAGATGGTGTAAGCAATGACCACATCAGGTTCACGAGACTTTAACCTCGACGTCGCGGAAGCGATTGAAGAGGCGTATGAGCGCATCGGTCTTGAGATGCGTACAGGGTACGATGCCAAAACGGCTCGCCGCTCGATGAACTTGATGTTTGCCGAGTGGGCCAACCGTGGGTTGAACCTGTGGACCGTTGCCAGTGAGACGACCACTTTAACCCAAGGAACGGCTCAGTATACGCTAACGGAAGACGTAGTCGACATTCTTGACATGGCGCTTCGTCGTGACGGCACTGACTACGAGATGGAGCGGATCAGTCGCTCTGACTATCTGGACTTTCCTAACAAGTCAGACCAGGGCCGCCCGTCGCAGTTCTACTTTGATCGTCAGATCGCCCCTGTAATCAATCTTTGGCAAGTACCAGAAAATAGTACTGACCAGCTGGTGTATTACTATGTGCAGCGTATTGAGGACGTCGACACACTGGTTAACACTACGGGTATCCCGTTCCGGTTCTATCCGTGCATGGTTGCAGGCTTGGCATACTACTTGGCTGTTAAGCGTGCACCTGATCGTGTTCAGATGATGAAGTCGATCTACGAAGAAGAGTTCCAGCGCGCGGCAAACGAGGATGAGGCGAAGGTGCCTTTGACTTTGCGGCCTAGCATTCGTTACCTGAGGGTCTAATGGCATTCGCTTCCGATAAACACGCATACGGTATTTCTGACCGCTCGGGCTTCCGTTACCGCCTGCGGGATATGAAGCGTGAGTGGACGGGCGCATTGGTTGGGCCGGATGAGTATGAGGAGAAGCACCCTCAGCTTTACCCGCCTCGCCCAGGTCCAGATCCTCAGGCGCTTCGTGACCCTCGCCCTGATCAGGCGGAGGCACTGCAGGTGTATGTGGACGTGCCGACAGTCGAGGCTCCTAGCCTTGAACGTGTTCGTATGATAGGTAAAGCGGGACAAGTTACGGTGGTGACAACATGAGCTTTACATACGGTCAGCTGAAACAGGCTATTCAAGATTACTCAGAGTACGATGAGACGACGTTCGTCAACAACATCCCTTTGTTTATTCGTCAGGCTGAAGAGCGCATCCTTAAACAGGTGCAGCTCAGTCTTTTCCGCAAGAATGCTACGGCGTTTTCGGACAACGGCAATCCGTATCTGGCTGTGCCGTCGGATTTCTTGGCCCCATACTCTTTGTCTTACCGTGGCAGCAACGGCGATCGCTCGTTTCTGGACTTCAAGGATGTATCTTTTGTGCAACAGTACAATCCAGATACTACGACTACAGGGACGCCCAAGTATTATTCTCAGTTTGACGTAGACTACTTCCTCTTGGCACCGACGCCAGACGATGAGTTTACAATGGAGCTGCACTACCTGTACCGTCCGCAGAGCATCACCGAACTGTCTGACGATGGCACGACATGGTTGAGCACTAATGCCGAGATGGCTCTGCTTTACGGCTCACTGCTTGAGGCTTACATCTTCCTCAAGGGTGAACCAGATATTCTGGCGACGTATGAAAAGCGCCTGCAGGAATCGATTATCGGTATCAAGTTGCTTGGTGAGGCTAAGGAAACAACAGACCAGTACCGTACCGGTCAAGTCGTGAGGCCTAAAAGTTAATGTTTACCCTTGATCTAAACGTGCAGAGAGACGCGCCTCTCGTCGGCGTGCGTGCGACATCCAACCGTGGGTTTACCCCGGAAGAGCTTGCTTCTCAATGTGCGCAGAAAGTAGTCTCAGTCTCTGAAACTGCACCCCCGGCTATCCGGGATCAGGCGATTGCTTATCAAAAGCATATCGAGAAGGTGGTCGAGCACTACCTAAAACAAGCGGTTCGCAGCGACCGCACAACAGTGTATAATGCACTCACTGATGCAGGTCACCCCGACCTCGCTGAACTGATAAGGAAACTTTGATATGGCTTTTACCGGCAATTTCATGTGTACCTCGTTCAAGCAGGAAATCCTGCAGGGCGTGCACGACTTCACTGCCAGCACCGGCAACACTTTCAAGCTCGCTTTGTATGACAACAACGCGTCTTTCACTGCAGCGACAACCGCTTACACTGCCACTAACGAGGTAGGTGATTCTGGTTCGTATGCCGCAG